ATGAATATTCTTATAATTGGAAACGGATTTGATCTTGCTCACCAGTTGCCAACAAAATATACTGATTTTTTGGATTTCTTAGGAAATGTACGTGTTCTGAAAGAAATTCATTCAGAAGAAATAAAAAGACTCATTCGCAAAATAGATAAAGATATGAAACAATATCTATTTACTGATGAGAATAATTTTAATATCAACTCAAAACGCTCAGAATATATAGACGAAATATACCAATTATCAAAAGACAACATTTGGATAAATTGGCTTTATCAAAGAAGAGCAGACAATGAAATACTTGGGGAATATTGGGTTGACTTTGAAACTGAAATATCTGGAGTAATACAAAGTATTGAGCAGTTATCCCCTATTTTATCTGAAAGTTCTGGCGTATTTAACTTAATTGGTATACAAGCTAAAGTTTTTACATTCTTTATAAAAAAATACTATACCGAACACAAAAGCCAAGATGCAACCATGAAGTATTTAAAAAAAAGATTACTTCTAGATCTTAACAAACTTATTAGATGTTTTGAGATTTACTTGAAAGACTTTGTGGAAAATATAGACAAAAGGTTATTGTCATTGGACATATATAACCTTAAAATTGACAAAGTTCTAACTTTCAATTATACTAACACCTACCTTAAACTGTATAATAATGATGTTGAGTGTGATTACATACATGGCAAAGCTGATATTAATAATACAATGATAACTAACAATATGGTGTTGGGCATAAATGATTATCTTAAAGAAAGTGAACGTTTCACAAATACTCAATTTATTGAATTCAAAAAATATTATCAAAGGCTTATAAAACTAACCAACAGCCATTACAGAAAATGGTTAGATGAAATTAATAACAAAAATCAAAATGTAATTCATAATGTCTATATCTTCGGTCATTCTTTAGCCGATACTGACCATGATATTCTACGAGAATTTATTAATAATCCTAAATTAAAAATCACGATATTTTACAATGATAGTAACCAGTATAGTTCACAAATATGCAATTTAGTTCACTTAATTGGTCCAGATAAGCTTAATGAATGGGTTTATCAATCAAGACCTAAGATACAATTTATCAAACAGAATTCAATGATTAACATAGATGATTCTGAGTGGAGAATAATGAGGGACATAAGAGTCTGTTCCGAATTGTTCAAACTATCTGGACAAGAAATAGAATATAAAATAAACGAAATAAAAGACCATTTAGACAATATTGATAAAACATATTTCAGACAACAAAGAAATGTTATCGACCTGTTTGTAGCTATAACTACGAGTGGTTATGTCGACAATAATCTAAGAGATCAGATGTTAGATATGGCAAAAGATCTCTATGACTCTACAAAAAACGAGACTTACTCTCCTTCTGAATTCAAGAGAGTTGGTAATTCACCTCAAAGATACCAAAACGTTATTTCAAATTTCATAGATTTAGTAAACACATACAATGCCGATAAAAAAGCAAATTCATATCATATATCTGATTCTGATAGCTGTGAAAAAATACTTAGCCTCTTGAAAGTGGGAATTAAAATTGATAAACAGCAAGCAATTTTATTGATTGAAGACATAATAAAGGGTTCAAAACATTCATACGAATCAAATGAAGAGATGTGGGGATGTGTATGCTCTTTAATATGTTTTGTAGATCAGGAAAAACTTATAGAAATAATAAGCGATCACATATCTGGAGATAACAATTTATATCGCATAAAATATACTTATTTGCTAAACTTACTCAAAAAGAAAGGATACGTTGATAACATTTATTAGCTGAATATCAGTTAAAGTAACAGCAACAATATAAAAAATCAGCCGCCTCAGACCCATAAAAAGTCCGAGACGGCTGATTTAATTGTTGCAGAAGTATGTTGTCAGCTCACATACTGTCTATATTAATTTTTTACCCTATCATCATCAATCCAGATACGAAACGCCTTCATGCCATATTGTTTAGCATAGAGTCTGCGTCCATCTTTCGACGTAATATACGCCGTGAAAATGTACATAGACATTCCTCCTTTGCAAAAAAAGTTTATAAAACCCCTTGCAAACTCGAAAGAACTATGATATAATGTAATTGTTGAGAATACATTGCTGACAAACACAGTTTCGATAGCAAGTGGTATGAAAAGTCAAGTTGTGAGCTTGGCTTTTTTTGCTTTATACAGAGCAATTTCTGCTGCCTGATAAGACGTGCCAAATTCTTTTGAAATTTCTGACGGCGTCAGCGTGTATATCAGATGATCCGGCATAAGCAATTTGCTTGCAAATGTGTTAGCCTGCCATTCTGGATCACAATATGTAACAACACGTCCGCCGTCACTCCTACACAACTGCACACCTGAACTATGAAGAACATAATGCCCTAGCTCGTGTGCCAACGTAAACCTGTCACGTCCACTACCATTTAAAGCCCTCTCGTAAACATCTTCACGAATAACCATAACTTTTGTGTCATTATCGAAATATGCGTACGTGTCAGGCATTTCAGCTTTATCGACATACAAGTATGAAAACTTCGGGTCTATTTCTGGTAACACAGTCTCTATGAACTCAACGATTGGAAAATATGTACAATCGTATAAGTTAAACTTTTTGCGAAGAGTATTAGTTAAAAACAGAATATTCTTCGTACTCATAGGTTCTGCAATAACTTGATTCAATAGCGATCACCTCTTATTATTTAAAATTTTAATCAAGCTGTTAATCTCATCGTTCGTAAGCGAGTCAATCTTCCGTGCAAAGATAAGTCCCAAATTTGTTTGCTCGGTCGAATACCCTGCTGTGCTAATTGAGATTTCGTTTACGCTCCGGAAATAAGCTTCCTTAAGCTCTATTGCCTTTTCCGAATCCAAATCATAAGCGTTTATGATCTTACCCACTAAATCTTCGGTTGGTCGTTTCTTGCCATTTTCAACAGCAGACAAGTAGGCTGATGTAACTCCAACTTTACCAGCCATATCCTTAAGTAGGAGACCATTGTCAATACGATATCTTCTGAGAAACTTGCCGATTTCTGTCAACATCTTTTACGCCCTCCCTTCGATGATACTATTATATCACATCAATTTAACTTTGTCAAGTGATTTTTCAAAAAAGTTTTCCTAAACTGTTGATGTTGTTTTAATCAGCAGTTATCAGAAATAGAACATAGTGCTTTGGTGCTTCATAACAAAGACAGCCGACAGGGATTATTCCTTGTCGGCTGTCTTACTACCTACTTGATTTTAATTTTCTGCCCTGCGTAAATAATGTTCGGGTTCTTGATGCCATTATCCTTGACAAGCTTCGCAACAGTGGTCTTGTAACGCCGTGCGATGCCCGAGAGCGTGTCTCCACGCTTCACAGTGTACGTTACTGTCTTCTTGGTGGAGCTTGTAGTCGGCTTGCTAGTCGGTCTGATAGCCTGCTTCTTAAAGCCGTTCAGCCCTGCCGCCTTGATCTTCGCAGGATAGTCCACATAGCAGATGTCCATATCAACATTGCCGCTGATACCGCTGACTCTGCCAGTGGAGCTGTACTGCCACATACCATATGTTCCGCCGTAGTTGCAACGTGAGCCGTACTCAGCGACCCACAGGGCATACCTCTTGGCAACAGAGGCAGATATGTACTGCTGTAAAGGCGAACGGCTAATATACAGTCCTGCCCAGTAGCCTGCGTGTTCAAGTGCATTGCAGAAAGTCTTGACAAGGCTGTTGCAAAATGCTCTGCCCTTTGCGAACTGTGAACGTTCCTCGAGGTCAAAGTATATCGGATACTCAAACGTCTTGCCCTTGATAGCGTTGATACAGGTCTGAGCCTCTGCCTTTGCTTCAGCGACAGTTGCCGCATAGCTGTACCAGTAAGCACCGACCTTTAGCCCTGCCGCCTTAGCTGCCTTGTAGTGGCTCTCGAAATATGGGTCTTTCTGATTTGCGTACTTGCCGAAGCCAGCACGAATGATAACGAAATCGACCCCCGAAGCTTTTACCTTTTTGAAGTCAATGCTCTGCTGATACTGTGAAACGTCAATACCCTTGAATGTCTTTGCCATAAAATTACTTCCTTTCTAAATCATCAATCCTGTGATTAGCCACCTTGATTTTCTCATCAATCAAAGCATAATCCTGTTCCAGTTTATAGGTGCGAGCAATAACACTGTTGTGCTTGTCCACACGCTCAGACAGCTTGTCTATCTTGTACTCGATAAGCTTCTGGCTATCATACTGCGCCTGCTGCATAGTCTTACGGCTGTTAGATGCTATGACAATCTGACACACTACCGCCGAAGCCGCCGTTATCAGTGCGACTATTATCGCTTCCGTCACTCATCATCACCTGACTTTCTTTTGGCTGACTGCGTGCCGAAATAGAACGATATCACCACAGTAAACACCGTGATGAACTGATCTGCTGAAATCGTGCGGCGCAGTGCCAACACGCAGAACACCGCTGTCAAGAACAGTGTTACAATGGACTTTACGTCAATGAGCTTCGCTAACTTCTGTTTCATGGTATGCCTCCTTTGTTATCATCTCATATTCCTCAGCCGTGATCCACTTGCCGACGGCGGTGTGCACCATAGCAACCGACCACAAACGGGTGTCATAGTATCTCTTGACCTTTGCATAGTTTTTACTCATCACCGCTCACCTCATTCAGCTCAACACCGTTCAGCATAGCCAAAAAATCGACGTTTGCCTTTATCCTGTCTATCTCGGTGACCTTGGGCTTGCGAAAATTGTCTTCCGTCAGCCCCATGCTCTCAACCATAGATTTTTCTAAATCCGTCATGTTGTACCTCCCACTTCACTCAGTTTGACGATGTATTCTTCTTCGCTTGGCACTGGTATTCTGTAATCGTCATTACCACCCTTGAACGTGATTGAACCGCCTGCTTCGACTGTTAGATTTCGCAGAAAATCATCTGTTAGCATGGTTGAAATATCCGTGACGATTGGGTTTGCTAGTTCGTAGTATAGGATAACACCCTGCATTGCCTGTTTGAATGCGGTGGCATCGGTATAGGACGTATCGTTGACATAGATATACCCGTTAACGTTTGATGTAGCTGATATGCCTGTTATACTGGTTTTGCCCCACGATTCATTTTGCGTTTTTGTCGAATATTTTGGGCATATGAAATTTGGTGCAATGCTATAACTTTTTGTCAATTTTTGCCCGGCTAAATGATGTGTTTTAAATGACACAGATTCACCAGCAGTCCACGTCAGCGTTCCTAAATCCACACTACCCACACACTGGTAGTATTTTTTATTTTCATAGTCCACATAGTTTCGTGCCGTTCCTGCACTCCAACCGTAGCCAGGCAGATTGCGGATTGCTTCGGGGATTGTGTGTTCAGTCTGATAGAATGGGGAATAGTTGGTAGCGGTATCACCATTTTCTAGCTGGACGTCATAAACCATAGTCGTTAGACCGCACAGCGACACAAAATCAGTAGTTGCTGTAAAAGTAACTGTTTCCTGATATTCTGTGTTTGCTACCGTACCTACCACCTTTTTTATCAGCGAACTATCGTCTGCATATGCTGTGTTTTTTCCTTTTTGCAATGACCACCGCAATATACCTTGACTAGTTGAAATACTTTTTGTTTTTAATGACAGCGTATACTTATTGCCGACAATAGTCGGAATATTTAGGATAGTTGTCAATAATTGTTTCGTGTAAATAACACCATTTTCAACCTTGCTTACATTCGCTCCATGATAGGTTTTGTCAGTATAGTCAAACAAATTCTTCCCCTGCTCCACAATGCTCTCTGTGCCTGCACTAACAATCTCCCCTGCATTATATGGGTAGTAGTCCGCTGGGAACATTTTCTCAAATTCTTCCACGCTCGCAGGTTCGTTGCCTGAGCCGAACATGGCGGTGAGGTCATAAATCTGTGGCGTGATTGAAAAATCTACAGTTATATTAGAATTTACACGGAACGCAATTGCAATTGTACCATTTCCATCCATTGTAAATATTATACCTTTGCCGTATTCATGCCACCTATTTCCGCCGTTATCGTTGTAAAAACCCGTACCACTAGACAGCGCAGTAGTATCACTGGCGTGCGAATGGAATAAATATTTATGATTTGAAATTCCGGTTTGTACCGGGGATATCGGTATAAAACAAACCGCTGACGACGTGCCACTGATATGCAGCGATTTGCTATCAATTTTTGTAGTTGCAATACCATTAGATGTTTTTTCGACAATCTGTGATATTAGCTGGTTCCATACAATAGACCTACCGCCAATATTTTTCACCGACATCAGCTTCGCCCCTGTCGGCACTGTCTTAGCATATGCCGTATCTGTGTCCGTTTCAAACCTATGCGTGATACCCTGACCTATGGAATACAGTGCGTCCACACGCCTTTTCAGTTCCTTGTCAGTCAGCTTCACGTTAGCTATCTCGGCTGTATTCTCGGCGATTTTTCCAACAGCTGTCACATAATCGTCTGGCAGACTATCAGCCACCGCCTGTGCCGTCTGTGCGGCAGTTTCAGCGGCTGTTCTGTCCTCTGCAACCTTAGCGGCGTTTTCTGCCACTGTAGTTTTGTCCGCTGTCACCTGCGTTGCCATTTCCTGCACCGCCTGCCTATCTGCCGCAGTGCTGCCAGCATTGGTCTTGGCGGTTTTAGCGTAGCCTGCCGTTATGTTCTTGTCGGCTTCGGTCTGCTGTGCTGACACTGACGCTTGGGCTGCTGATACCTTGGCACTATTCTGCGATTTAACTGCCTCAGCACGTGCGGTTTCTGCACCCTGCCTTGCAGTGTCTGCCTGTATTGCGGACGTTTCAGCAGATGTCTTTGCGGTTTCAGCTCGGCTTGCTGCCTGTTCTGCCGTGTCGGCTGATACTCCTGCGGTGGTAGCTGATTTCTCAGCGTTTTTAGCCGCTGTAGTCGCCGTTTCTGCGGCGGTGACGGCTGTCTGCATATCTGCGTGTGCCTGTCTGCCTATGGAGTCTATTCGGTCTAGTGCGTCAGCTGCCACACTTGGTGACGGGATAGCATTATCACCGATAGCCGCACCTATTCTCAGACGGAAAATGCGTGATTTTTTTACTAGGATATATTCCTGTCCTGACAGCTTCTTCGCCGCTATCTGACAGCTGACTGTTTGCGCTGAACGCAGTATATCAGCTGTAGGCGTCCACTGTCCGCCTGTGATATCGACTTCGTATTCCACTCCGCAACCGTAGTCTATCGTCAGCACGTAGCGGTCTGCGCCGTCTATCTCCATGCCCTCGATGGTCACAGGACGTGCGTTTGTTTCACCAACATAGCCCAACAAGGCTGTGCTTAGCGTTACATCATAATCTTCATTAAGTGTTATCGTCATTTAATCTCTCACCCCTCTATTGCAATATAGTCAACATAGTATGTACCTGTCGGAACGTTTTCCACTGTTGACCCGTTATTAGATCCCATGCAGACGTTCAGATAGTACGACTTTCCCGACCCATTAACGTGAGTACAGAACGTCTTGTATGGTGTTGGTGTGTCTGTCTGCCGTAGCGTTGCTATGACCTGCTTAGGTGCAAAGGTCAGTCCAAGCGGTATCTGCATCAGTGGATTCGCTTTCGTCATCTTGTGTTCCACAGTGCCATAGTGTATCTTGCCGGCTCGGTTCAGTATCTCATCGATTTCCTCACCTGCGTGTTGCATCGAATAATCGTTTTCGGTGATATCCTGCGCCAATGTCAAATTTTCATCAGCCATTATCTCGCCCCCTTAAAGCTGTTCTTCTACCGACAAACCTACCGCCGAAATATCAGCACTCAGTCCGCCGTCAAAGGTAAATCCTAAATTCGTTATTGGTATGTCATAGCTGTCTGTGCCGTTGGTGTAGGTCACCACGTCACCTATGTCGAAACGTGGGTCACCAAGTCTGTGGTACAGCTCAGTGGTATACCACGAAAATCCACCTATCCTGCGCCACAGAGATTGTAGCAAAGACTCTGTCATGTATGGATTTTCAAACTCTAGCACACGTCCTTGCGTGGTATCTGTTACACCAAGCGACAGCGTTACATCATCACTCACTTTGCAGATAATGCCCACGATAACGTTTTGTCGTTCGCTAAGAGTAGGCAGATCTATTGTGTTGTTATCCAATGTTTTCACGCTCTTACCATACCACTTTCGGACGTACTTTCCGTACCTGTCAACATACCCAAACTCGCCCTGAGCAGAAGCCAGATAGGACAACATTTGGCGCATGGTCACGTCTTTCGGTACTGAGCTGACCTTGAAGTAAAAGTATTTTGAGTACAGCACCTTGCCGTTCTTATCTATCAACCTTCTGCCGTTCTTGTCACGCAGTAACCTGACTTCCGTATAATCATTTCCATTCTGCAAACCAAGCTGTCTGCAAATGTCGTCCTCAACAGCTTTATTCCAGTTCGGCATAGGTATGTGAGGTACATATGACTTATCCGAAAAGTACAGCCTGTCCGCCATTGTCAACTGGACACTGCCTCCCGACTTTTTCGACTTCACGCAGGTGAAACGTCCCATTGGTATCTTTTCGTCTGAAAGTATGCCGTCAGTTTCATAATCCATGAGGTATAGATATGTGTCATACTCTTTACCAAGAAACGCTGTTTCAGTGTCACTTATGGTCATGTTCCACGATTGTGAGCATATCGCACCTAGTTCGATGTCATCGGAAAGGCTTGTTGCCTGCATGGAGCTATCAGCTGACATAATGCTGTCACCTGATATAACGCCCTCTGCATTCTCTATCCACAGCCGCCAAGTACGGCAATAGCTCTCGATACGCTGAGCCACAAGCTCCCCTGTTTTGTACATTCAAACGCCCCCTTTACTGCATTATCAAGTCCACCGCAACGCCTTTGCAGAACTGCTTGTTCTCATCCCAGCCGAAAACCTCATAGGTGGGGTCGCCTGCATAAACGTCAAAAGTGCTTTCCTGAAATGTCTCATCAAGGAGCGTGATACTGAAAAACGGACTGTCAACGTTGGAGATATACTCATTGAGTTTTGCCGTCTCCTCGCCTGTGAGATGATACCATTTCAACGTGACAGTTTTCTTTATGGCTCTTATATCGCCCACCATTTTGCAGTTAGCCGTCCGCCCTGCATTGTTCGACCATATCTTGTTGTTTGTAAAGCTCACTTCCGCAGGTGTGGCGACCCTTTCGCTGCCGAATATAAGTCCTCTGCTTTTCATTTTCTGCACCTCCTATGCCCTTATTGGCGACCTGCCGTTGCGCTTGATATAGTCGTTGATATCATCAATAACTATCTGTGTGATAGTCCTGCCGTTGAGAGTCAGCGGTATGGTAACGCTTATCTTCTGATTTCCGCCTGCTCCGCCGTAAGACACAAGAGCCTGCAAAACAGCCTGTGTGATAGTATCCAGCGGTGCCTCGATATTCGTGCCACGCTTCTGATCGCCCAGAACTGCAAGGAATTCAGAGTTTGGCGGTATTACTGCACCTTGGGCAAGTTTGGGTATTTCGGGGATATCAATTTGGCTTAGGTCAAAGCCAAATGTCTGACCACCAAGATCACCGGGAAGCCAATCAGGTGTTGTGAAGCTCAGCTCGTTTATGCCGTCGATTATCCAATTCAAAGCGTCCTCAACTGCACCTGTCAGACCATTTATAAGCCCGATTATCAAATTAATAGGTGTTTTTGCTATGTCAACAAGTGCGTCCCATACGCCTTTGAAGATCTTCTTTACACCCTGCCAAGCTTTTTTCCAATCACCGGTGAACACTCCCGTTATGAACAACACAACGCCTTTAAGTGCTGAAATGATGTTCTTCACGGCGTCAATTATATTGCTTATGACATTGCCCACTATCTTTATTATCTTACCAAGCACACTGCTGACTATCGGTCCGAGTATGCTCACAAGCCAGTTCACAACAGGTGCTATGGCTTTGTTGTAAATGCTCAGAACGCTTGTGATAAGTGTTCCAACAAAGTCGAGAAACTCATCAAGCAAAGGTTTCAAGTGCTCCGTCCAAACGCTGTCAGCCACGTCCATGAGCTTGTCAAACACAGGTTTCAAGACCGTTTCCCACAGATTGAGGAATACGTTCTTTGTGGTGGTTATACCCTCGTTTATGCCGTCAAATATAGGCTGTCCCCACTCGTTCCAAAAGTCTGAAATACTATGCCAAGTATCGCACCACAGTGTTTTCAAGGCGTTCAGCACAGGCTGTGCAACGCCGTTCCACAAGGTATCGAAGATCTCTTTTATGTTGTCAAACAATACGCCGAGAGTGTTCCATACCTGCGTGCCAAAATCCGCCATTAGGGGTAATCCTACAGTGAGAAAGTTTTGCAGTATAGGGAACACTGCCACATTCCAGATATCAGAAAACACCTTGTTGAAGCTGTCAAAAAGTCCTATGCCTATCTTGCCAAGCGTGCTGAAAGCGGTCTGCATAAGCGGTGTAAAATCGTTTATAAAATAAGCTTTGAGCGGCTCGGAAAGCGACTTTATATCGCTGAAAACTCCGCCGAGTATCTGAGCAAGTTCAATGCTCTCTCTTTCAAGTCCGCCCCATATATCAGCGAAAATAGGCTTAAAATTCTTATCAAGATAGTCTGCAAACTTTTCAAACTGAGTTCTTACTGATTTGAAAAAGTCAGACAGCTTTTTATCTGCCTTACCCGTATCCACCTCAACGCTAGTCCCGGAAGGCTGCATTATATCCCCAGCTCCGCTGACCCCAGTGCTGTCTGACTTGCTCTCATCATTCAGCTTGTTCATCTGGTCAAAGCTTGCAAGAGAGCCTTCCTGTGCCTCTTGAGTCTGTTGTGCATTGTCGGCTATATCGCTGTAATTATCCGCTACCTGAGAGGTGCTTTTCACTATGCTTTGAGCCTCGTCTGCACTGTTGCTTAGTTCAAAACCGAACGCCTCTGAAAGTGACCTCGCTGCCCCCTGTGCCAAAGCTATGAGCTGTGAAAGCAGACTGTTTATCGCCTTGACAGCAGGCAGAAGAACGTTCATCAGCACAGTGCCGATAGTTGCTCCGAACTCTTTCCATTGTTCAGAAAGTATTCTTGTCTGGTTCGCCCAGCTGTCAGAAGTCTTTGCAAAGTCCCCCTGAGCAAGAGCCGTCTGTGACATAACGTAGTTGTATCTCAGCTGGACTTTTTCAGCCTGCGACATATCGGCAGTTGACTTCGTGATACCCTTTGAAAGTGCATACGCCTGCAAATTGGCGTCCGTCATAACAATACCGAACTGTTTGAGGGTCTCAGTTTCGCCTGTAAAAATTGATTTCAGCGCCGTGCTTGCTACGTCCTGACCGACATTATAAAATGACGCCATATCCGCCGACAGCCCTGTAAGAGCCATAGCCATATCGCTTGCACTGTCATTGGCAAGCCCCATTCCTGCCGCCATTGCCATGAAGTTTGAGCCTGTCTGCTTTGCGGTGAGCTTTGAAATGCCGTAGGTCTTTACAGCCGTGTCAGCGAAGTCCTCCATTTTCTGCTTTGATTCACCGAAAGCCGTGTCAACAACGTTCTGAACTTCCGCAAGGTCTGAGGCTGTTTCTATGGATTGCCTGCCGAAGTCCACAAGCTTCTTGACGGAGAATGCAGCTGTCAGAGCCATTGCAAGGCTTTTAAGTTTTGGCTTGATATCCCCCACCATATCGGAAAGGCTTTTCAAGCCCTTTTCAAAGCCCTCACTGTTTATGTTGGTGTCAAAATTCAAGCACCCATCAGCCATTGTCATTCACCTCCCGTCAGTTGTTTCAGAAACTCTTTGTCCTCGTTTTCAGCCCTCTGCTCTTCTGCTGAGAGCTTTCGTTTAAGGTCTATCATATTGCGGTGGTTTCTGTAAAACTCCTGCTCGTATTTTTCAAGCTTTTTGTCCTTGTTAAGCTTTTGCCGTATGCCTATAACAGACGAAAAAAGCCCCTCGCCTATCTCATTGAAATAGCCGAGAAAAGTCCACCAATGAAGATATTTTACCGTCCTCGTTTCAAAGCCTGCCGCCTTGTTCACCGCAGGAAAAATAATACTCTCGTCCTGCTCCCAGTCGATAGTTTTTGCAGGCTGAACACTCTCCTGCGGAACATCTCCACCGCCTACAAACCAATAAGCCTTGTTGACAGCCTCCTGCAAATGCTCTCGTAGGATATCCTCAGCGTAAAGGCATTTAAGACACACATAGCACTTTTCACGCTCGTCAAGTTCGGGGTCTGCAAAGGCTGAATATATCCGCAGTATGACCCGAAAATCCGAGTGTATGGCATACTCTCTGCCGTCTATTTCAAAGGCTGTTGGCAAACTGCCTATCATTTCAGTAGCTCCCTGAGCAGAGCCTTTTTGTCCTCGTCAGAAAGCTCCGCCACATTGACCGCAGGCTGAGCAATATGTTGATGAGCGATAACAGGTGCGGTGTACTTCTCCACCTTTTCTTCGAGCTTTATCTGAGCCGCAGTCTGTGCTGACTTTATCTCCTGCACCACCACAACAAGAAGCGCTTCAAGGAAGTTCACAAGCACAGGCTTGCCGTTTGAAGCCACAGAGAACACGTTCACGCTTCCAAGCGCCGCCGTACACACATCGCTTCCAAATATGTCATTGACCATTTCTCTTGCACGCTGGTCATACTCTTTGAGAAGCTGAGTTCTGTCCTCGTTCTTCTCACGTTCTGACACTTCTTCTGCGATATTGTCAGCATTGCTCATAGCGTCCTGTATCCTTGTGATGATACCAACGTCTGACACGTTTATCCTTATAACTCTGTTCTCGTCACCGTTTATAGCGTACTCTTTGTAATTGCCGCTGTTAAAATTTATTGACTGCATTGACATTTCTATCATCCTTTCTGTATTATGGCAAACAAAAAGCACTCCGCTCTGAACGAAGTGCTTTCATATGTTTGTCATATAGTTTATTCTTCCGTAGTCTTTGCAAACGTTGGCACGCCTGCCGCAAAGGTGACAGAGCCTTTCACTCTGTTTCCTGCAAAGGTGCAGTTGAACGGGATATTTACGCCCCCCTGTGGTCCGCCATATGACTGCGGCTTGACTATGACATCTTCCGTCCATGCGTCATACGCGCCTGTGGTCTTGTCAACGATGACTTCAAGCACGCTTGTCTTGCAGGCGTCGCCGGTAAGACGATTCATCATGATATCCTTGAGCTTTTCGTAAAGTGCGTCACCGGGCTTTGCATAGAATGTGTCAAGGTCGAACTCAGGCTCATAGCCGTTGTCCTCAACTGTGGTTTCATCAAGGATATTCTTCTTTGTGGAAGTGTCAGGGTTGAGTGCCACACTTGCGTCCTCAACGTCCTTGCCGAGAAGATACCAGCTTGGTGATGAGGCGACCGCTGCGAATGTAGTGTCAAGATAATGCAGAAGATGACTTCTGTTGAGCTTTCCGCTCTTGTATGAATAATCAGGCATATGTTTTCCTCCTTTTATATCTGATACTGTGCCGCTATCTGCAATTGATACTGCACAGTATCGTTTGTGTTTTCGTTTGGTATTGCGTATATCATTCCGTTTGCACAGGTGAGCTTTTCAAGAACGCCTGTCCTTTCCTCGTCCTCTGTTATGGTAATGAACGTGGTATCTCTATGCTTGTCTGCATAGCTTTCAAGCCACATCTGCAATTCAAGCAGTACGCCGCTGTTTGACATTCTGTCAAAGTCGTTCATAGACTGATACACAGCATAGAGAATGAAGTTATGCTGTCTTGTCTGACCGCCCAGAATATCAGAGCTTATAAGGCTGTCGCCTGTTGAGGACAAGCCATAATTGGTTGGCGTATCGTCGGTAAAGTCGATATGGATATCGTTGCAAACCTCCGATATTTTTGGAAACTGCTGCAAGATATCTTTCACAAGCTCGATTATGTTCATTTCGCTTTGCCTCCCATTATCGCCGCCGCTCCTCTGAGTATCTGCTGTTTCTTGTCGGCTTTCATTCGCTCAAACCAAAGCTTACCGGCAAGTGGCTCTTTAAAAGTGCTGTAAACAAGGTCTTTGTCCGTCAGCACTTTCTTTTCACCCTGTCGGGCGTAAGACGAGCCTGTAACAGAGGATACCATAAGCTTGCCGTAATACTGATAGCGTGCGTAAGGTGCAAGATACTGTATCTTGCCGCTGCCTATTTTTGTGCCTCTCGTGGCAGACTTTCTCAGATTAGTGCTGAGGGTAGGTGTATACTTCACCATATGCCTTATGCACTCGGCGTCAATGAACTTCTGAGCCTTGTCAAAGCGTTCTGAATACTTGCCTGCAAAGGACTTATCCCAAGTGATAGCCCTGCTGTCCATAGGCTGACCTATCTTCATTTCACGCTCACCTCCATATGTGGCAGACCACCGAACATATAATCATCAATGCTCATTACCGTAACAAAGTCATACTCCGCACGGAAGATTTTCATACTCTCAGATATGCTCTGCGGCGTTTGATTATCGAACTCAAACTCGCATTTTCCTCTCACAAGCATATCCTTTGCAGGGGTTTTCGGCACATTATCATCATAGAAATACACCCTTGTGCTGTCTGAGGTCTGCATACCGCTTTTCACGATACTTCCCGACTTATTCTCACACCAGTAAACTTTCTCTGCATACTTCCGCACAAATCCCTCTGTCTGCTTGTCGAAAAGATACACCGTGCAATCGCTGTTTGCAAGCATTTACCTCACCCCTCTGTAAATCAGCCCTGTTCCGCCGAGCCATTTGTACACGATATCGTGAACGGCTCTGTCAGCGTTCTGCCTGCGGATATCTGAGCTTTCATATGACTTTGACCAGCCTCCAACGCTTTCGGAAGACACCCCCTGAGTGCCGCCCTCCTGCTCTGCCTTGAAGATATTCTCCGCAAGCTCACAGCAGCACATTTTCACTTCTTCGGGGATATCGTTCTCGTCAACGTTGTTAAGGGTATATTGCTTCATAAGGCTTGTGGCTTGCATTGCATAGAAGTCAAAAGCGGCAGATATGTCAGGCTCTTTGCCGCAAAGATAAACGCCTATATAATAGCTCTCGTTTGCATATGCTTTCATACTGCCGCACCTCTTTACTTCTTGAATCTTGCAAGCACTACCTTTGACTGGTCTGAAATAGCCACAGTGTAATGCTTGTCAGCAGATATATCTGTGCAGCGCTTTGTGCTTCTTCTCTCTGTTTCAACGTTGGTGTCACGCTTGAGGTAGATAGTCAGAGCTGATGTTTCGTCCTCTGTTTCAGTATCAGCGTTGAGCTTGATGATAGGGCATATGTAGAAAGTGCCAGCCTTAACAGCGGCGTTCTTTACAACATAGTCACCCACCTTTGGAGCGTAACCCTCTGCACAAGGCGTTACTGAGCCGAGCTTTATCTGTGAAGCAGTTGGTGAAGCTGTGCTGTCCGCAACAACTTCCTTTGCACCCTCTGCATCGCTGTCAACTCTCACATACTGTTCTGGGATAGCCTCGTTAAGTGAAACTTTCTTTGACGGAACGATACGGCAGTTCGCTATTTTGCCTATCTCGCCTGTCATGATCACATTGCCGTCATACTTATCTGCAGAAATAAAGTTCGGGTCCTTTCTAAGCTGTGAGTTCTGATGAGGATTAATAAACATAGCCTTTTCGGTGTTCAGCTCCTCATTGAACTTGTCAACAGCGTCAACAATGCCGCTGTAAGAGATAGCAGAAGCCGAGCCGTCATAGATGAGCTGAGCTTTCATAAGTGCGTCCATGCTGTCTGCGTCCACCTTAGAAGCGATAGACATTGCAAGCTGTGAAGTCGCCTGACCTACAGGGTTGCCATAGCCGCTGAGAACAGCCTCGTCGGTTATCTCCACCGCTTTCATGGCTTTCTTTACCTTAGCCTGAGTGGAGTCTGTTTCAAGCTTGACAGTTTCGGCTTCAACGCCCTCTGCAACATCAACTGCATCGCCGATATACTTGTACTGCGGCACTGTGATAGTGTCGCCAGGCACGCCAACGAGTGTTCTGTCTATCTTCGCAAAGGGAGATACAGTTATCTTAGACTCTATCTTTGCGTCGATCATATCACTCATTACCTCAGGATCGATAAGGTCGGTGATCTTTGTCTGCTCTGCGAAATACTGCATAGAAATTCTAATGCCATTTGTCATTTTCATAATATCCTATCCTTTCAACTGTTCGTATTTTTCGGGGTCTGTTCGTTTAAGTTCCAACCTCTGCATATACCCCATTTTTGCAAAGGTTTCCTTGCTCACTTCACCTGCGGCAGGTGTGCCTGTGGGAGCAACCGGGTTCTTGATAGGCTCGGAGCTTTCAAAAAGATAATCGTTATCTTTCTTCACGTTCTCGATAGCCGTCTTGATATCCTCAGCCTGATTTTTGGAAGCTTTGAGAGTTTCCACATCAAGCAAAGCTTTAAGAGCCTTGACGTTTCTTGCCTTGCTTGCCGAGATAGCGTTATCAAGGGTAGCGTCAAACTCCATATCAGATATCTTCGCCTGATACTCGGTATCTTTCTTAGCAAGGTCAGCGGTGAGCTGTGCGACTTTGCCGTTAAGCTCCTTGACGTCCACACCCTCAAATTCTTTGAGAGAGTTCTGTGCGGTATCAAGGCTGTCCTTATAATTATCACGCTCCACCTCAAGGCGGCTTTTCACCTTTTCAAACTCAGCCACAGTTTTATAATTCTCTGCCACCTGTTTTGTGATGTCCTGTTTCTTGTCCTCAGGGATAGCGATACCCAGAGCGGCAAGGATCTCAAAAATGTTTTTCATATGTTTGTCCTTTCTACATAGCTTATATACCGCTCTGTCTGCGGTGTGAAAGTCTGACAGTTTAACGTCATATCAAGGACGAAATGGTATGAAAAAAGCACCCGTTAAGGTGCTTAGTTCCGATGTTTGATTAGTCTATTGTCTGCCAATCTTCCGACAACATATCTGCTTGACTTGCAAGCCAGCCAAGTTGTACGCCAGAAGTTCCCACAAACGCTAATGCTTTATTGCCCATATCCTTATGGTCTACATTTGTCACAGTACCATTAGGTGATTTATAACTAACATTAGTGGCAAGTTCAACATACTGTCCTTTGCCGTTCCAGCCTTTTCTTGCTATTTTCTTACCTCTCTTTGCTTCTTCGAGCGCCTGTCCGAAATTCATATTTATCCGTCCTTTCTGATTTTGGGTATAAAAATACCGCCCGACCTTAGTCAAGCGGTAAAATTATCATTTGAAATACTCTGTAAGTTCAACTTCTGAATCAATGTACACAGCGTCAATATAATAACTGTTGTGTACGATTATCTTCTTTCCGTTTAATTCATATATCTGCGTTTGTGAGCCGTCAACATCTGTCAGCATATCGGACCGTTCAATGCCTGGGATATGCTTTTCCAATGCCGCACATTGCTTTTCAAAAATTTCTTTGTCCGCAGCCGTGCAAATATTGTATTCATATTTTTTCATTGCTGATCATCCAATCCATACCTTTTATCTACTGATCTTCGTGTTTTTACAGCGGTCTTCAAAGTGTCTGCTATAGCTTCTTCTCTGCTCATGTTTTTTCGTACCATTTTATTTGATACCAAGTCTTCAAAAGAAATGATAGGTTCGGTCTGGTCAAGGGTTTTACGAGCTTTTTGATCTTCCATTAACTCTCTTGCCTGAAAGCGATACTTGTTACGCAGTTCACAAGCTTGTCTTGCCTGTTCTTCAATAGACTTGCTTTTGTCGATAAGCTGAGGGATATTTTTGTTATGGTGTCTGTACCACTTTCGCACGTCTATATCAGACATCTTACCTTTCATATCAATTATATCACTATAATCTTTTTGCGTCAAGTCTATCTTGGTTTTTCCCACCCCGATATTCCCCAGTCCGTCGGCGTTCACACGCTCTCTCTGCTGAGGCAGACCCATTGCTTTTGAAAACCTTGTATACTCCTGGGAAGTGCCACGATATCGGCAGCGTGCGTTGATGATATCTTCCTCGCCTGCACCTGCCTCTTCAAGAAGATGTATTTTCTGTCGCTGAGCTCTCATTGCAGTTTCAAGCTTTCTTTGTCGCTGTAAAGCTTCATACTTTGTGTACTCTTTATCACCGTACTTAACAGGCTTGTTCTCCTCTGCATTCATCTGTGCAAGCTCCTCGTCTGTATAGGAACGCTCAGATATGCCGGGGATAAAGGGGTAATAATCGTGATAGCAATTCGCTCCGCACAGACCTGTCACAGTACCAAGACCGCAGATAGTTTCAAGTTCTTTTTTGCTGTAGACCTTGCCCTGCCATTCTTGATGAGAGGGTCTTGCTCCGCTGTGCCAAGTGACTTCAAAATAGTCTGTGCCAAGCTCTTTGGCGTTGTCCTCATTCATTTTTGCGGTTAGCTGTGAAAGCCCTGTCATCACCGAACGCCTTGCGGCTACGTCTGCCCTGTTGCTCCAGCCTGTGGCATAGTCCACAGTGCGAAGACCTGAGTTCGTCATATCCGAAATGACTTTCTTTATGACCGTGTTATAATCGAACGCTCCGCTTGCTATGCCCATTATGGCGTTATCAAGGCTCTGCTGATAGAAGTCAGCCGCCTGCGTGAATTTCAGCTTGCCGTCAGGCTGTTTTACTGCAAATCCGAGTGACTGAGATATGTTTTTAAGTTCCCCCGAAGTCTGCTCCGATACCGCCGACAGCAGCCTTTGCAGACCCTCATTTTCTTCAAGGGGTATCCGTGCTTTGCCTTTGGTCTTGTATATGCTATCGTCCCATTCATAGCCTTTTTGCAGGATATCATTGTACAGCTCTTTTATCTCAGTTTGGGAGAGGTCAAGGTTATCGGCTATGGCTTTCTTTATCTCACGCTTACTCATTCCAAGCTCGTGAAGCCTGTATATCTGCCAATCCGCCGAACGTGTTATCTCGCCGTTTATCTTTATCCTGCGGACGATGTCCTCCATTATCTGCATTTCAAGGTCACGCAGTGGCTTGTCAAGCGCCATTGAAACTCGCTCTATCTCGCTTGCTTTGAGCATTATTCTATCACCTCTGCGGTGCTGTCGGAGGTCATTTTCTTAGCCGTTTCCTCGTCCTCACCATACCATTTCATTCGGTATTCCCACAGTGGCATAATGCCCATAGAAACGTCCTGACGATCGCTTGCACGCTTTGTTTCATCATCAGCAAGGATACTGTCCTCAAAGTTCACAGACAGCTCATAACCGCTTTGAGTAAGCCCATTATAAAACGCCAGCGAATAGCAGAGGTCTTCAAGGCAGACACGGAGATTATTCTGTATCGCCGTGACAGTATCGAACTTTCTCTGCTTTGAGGACTTTATCTCCGTTGCCGTCTTATCAACTGTCTGAGGGTTTGAGATATCACCATAGGACAGCCCCACAGCAAACTCTATCTCACGCTTGTATTCTTCAAGTCCTGCAATAAAATCAGCCTGCCTTAACTGCGGTGAGAACTCGTGATAAAAGTCACCGCTCGTGCCAGCTGACACGTTTACCCCTCTGAAAAGCCGTTCATTGAGCTTAGGCATTTCTGCACGCTTCTTACCTGTGAACGGGTCTGTCACAGGTCTTAGCACAGCCTCGTCAACGTCTATTGCACGTTCTCCTGATTCAAACTCCCAATCGAGCCTGCCAAATTGGATATCAGCTTTTCTTATGACTTCTTCCGCACCTGCAAACACTGATACGCCTGAATGTGAACCATCAACTGTATTGTCGATAGGGTTGACATAATAGCCGAAAGAGGGTCGCAGCATAAGGGGATAGGCTATCTTAGGGATAAGCTCCGCCCACTCTGAAACAGCCGTGAGAGGTATCTCAGCACCAAGAGACACGCCGTCATTGGAACGGAAAGCCCTGTTTGTGATAGTCAGCCCTTTTTCATAGTCCAGAGCGTGATATTCAAGCCTTATGCGGTAATCATTATCGCCCATGCGTTTTATCTCAGGGAAAATGACCTTTATAAGCCTGCCGTTCACGTCATACTCCACAGGAATGAACTGCGACTGCGGAACATACTGCACCTTATCAGCACCCAGCGGCTTTATTATCATTGCTCCTGTTGCAAGACCTCTTTGCAGATTTTTGTTGAGGTTTTCAAGGGCGTTTTTCATTATGGCATCAAGCTTATCGTTGGAAACTTTCAGGGTCATTTCATTGATAGCCGTGTTTGCAAACTCCCTCACAACAGCGTGTTCAAGCCGCAGAGAGTGAACTCCCTTGGGTGCTGCATTACCTGCATACATTCTGTCCCACTTGTCGATAGCTCTTATCATACTGTCCGTCACGGCGATATCAATGCCGTAAACGCCCTTTATATCTGACTTTGAAAGCATTCTGCTTATCCACTCCCTTATTTTTGAAATAATGCCCATAGCTTACTGACCCCGCCTTTTCCATACTCTTTCCATTGCATACCGAACAGCGTCGATAACGTGGTCATTGCCGTCGGGATAGCCGCTTATAACGTTGCCCTCTTTATCCCTGTCATACTCACAGTTGATGAACTCCTCGCAAGCCACAGGACAACGCTTGTTATCTATAACGATACTCCGCAGAGATTGCAGCCACTTATATGAATACTCCCTGCTGTTAGGACCTTTCTCTGCGCCTCTCGCAAGCAAGCCGTATGCTCTGTAATCCTCAACAGACTTATTCTCTGCACTGTCGCAGGTGATAAGGTCATTTGCCGTGATACCAAGCTCCAGCAAATGCTTTGCGGTATCAATATTCTTTGTTTTGTTGCAGGTGTACTCCTGCCATATGAACAGCGTGTGCTGAGCAGGGGCATAATGCACTCTGACAAAAGCGTAAAGGTCGGGATACCAGCCCCAGTCAACGCCGTTATAGATGTTATCGAACTGTGCTATCTCGTCGTCGGTTATCTCTCTTATGAGGACGTTATCGAAAACATTGCCACCAGTACCATTTGCAACGCCCATATACTCGTTCTCATAGGCAGTGGGATTGGTTTCTTTGAGAAATTCTGCATCATCAAGAAAAGGCTTGCCAAGCCACTTTTTCGGCACAGTTAGATAAGTGCTTTCGGTAACAAGTCTGTCCGTTCTCGGCACTTTGATGTATTTATTCGCCCAGTTCTGAGCCGACTTCGGAGGGTTGAAAGACTTGAACTTATATGCTCTCTCGCCGCCTCTTATAACAGACTGTTCTATCGTTCGCACAGCTTCTTCACCGCCGAACTGGTCAAGCTCCTCAAACCACACGATGCCGATATAGCCAAAAGGCGGCTTGATAGACTTTATCTTGTGCGGGTCATCAGCACCACGAAAGTATATTTTCTGCCCTGTTGAAATGCGTGTGATCTCAAGGGGCGACTTTGTGCAGGCAAACTCATCATCAAGACCAAGTGCAGATATTGCCCAGAGTATCTGAGAATAAACGCTGTCTTTAAGAGTATTCGCCACAGCACGCAGGACGCAGGCGTGCATATTCTCGTTCTTCATCAGCAGGTCGATAACGTTCAGACCGCAGAATGAAGATTTAGTCGAGCCACGTCCGCCAGGGAAAACATACTCAGAATGTTCCTGCTCTGCAATATCGAACAGGACAGGCGAGAACGTAGGAGCGACAAGGCTCGCAGGGATACCGCTGTACGCCTTATCAGGCATAGAAACAGGCTCAAGCTTTTGTTTTTCAAGCCTGAGCCTTGCGTTATCGTATTTTATCTTATGTTTGAGCATATCGTCATCACGGATAATGTCACGCAGCTCTTTCACCGCCGCAACGTCCCCTTGCTTAGCCCTTGCCATAAGAGCCGCATTCACAAGAAGCATATTGTTTATGAAGTCGGGGTCAAGGCTGTTAAGGTCAATGCCCTGCTCCACTAGAAACTCATAGTCTGCTCTGGTATTGGCAGGCTGTTCAAGCAGGAAGTCCATTACCTGCTTCATAGTCTTTTTACGCCTGCGGACTTCGCCTGATTTTTTACCGCCTTTCGAGCCGTTTTTTCGAGCTTCACTCGAGCTTGGAACTATTAAATTCTGTTCATTCGGCATTCACCTCACCTCTCTTTTGACATCTTCCTCAACGCAAAAGGCACCCCATAGGAGTGCCTCTCACAAATATATTATAAGGAGTTTTGTAAATGGTGGAGCAGATGTTGAGCTGGCACGCTCTCGACCTGCATACGGAGCTTTCGCCCCGTCGGACTTTTTTATGGAGGTCCGCAAATGTTTGCTTGCCTTATTGGCTATTGTAATGATATCATACTATGTGTGTTCCTGCAAGTGGTATTGAGTGGTCTTGTGTGGTATATTTAATTTCTCGCACCCATTGTGAAACATTCTCAGCACCGTCTTGTAATCTCTGAAAATATAGTTGTGAGCTATCTTCTTCACCGATATGCCATTGATGAAATACAGCTTGATTATCCTTGCCGTATCTATGGTTTCAGCTTCCTCATTGCAGAACATTTCGTCTATCTCAGACTGTATCTCCTGCGTGAGCCTTGCACGCTCTTCGCTCAGCTCCTTTTGTTTCTCACCCTTGCAGGCATAACTCAGCATTGAGCTTTCAGCTGTGTTGCCGGGCGTTCCTGCCGAACTGTCATTCTTGTCATAGCATACGGCTTTTCCATTCAGTATCCTTGCCCTGTTTTCTTCAAGATTGGCTATGAGCTTTGGTATCAGCTGATAGCGTGATATCTTTTCTTGTATTGTCAACCTTTATCCCTCCTCGATCATTCTTCCGCAAACAGGACAGAACTCAAAACGGACTTCCTTGCCGTCTGCACCAAGCTTTTCGCTCCACTCTGTCACTCCATTGCAGTATTCACAGCCTGTATATTCAGGTATGTTTACTCCGTTATGTTTCGCAAGCCCTTCGTCGCAGAGTATCAGTTCAAGTGCCTGCAATGCGTACGTGAGCTTTTCTTCCCTGTCCTGCGTTTTGTTTATCTTCCAGACCGTTGTCTGCCCTCTTCGGATATTCTCCTGCATTATGCAGGCTTGTCTGAAGAACCTGCCGTTTCGCTCTTTGCTATGAAGATATTCCCGCTTGTATTCCGCCTGCTTGTCCTCGCATATCTCTTTCGACCAGCCCTCATGCCTGTTCTTGTAGCCAAGTCTTGATAACTGCGAGAAATACTTATATTCCTCAGCAGGATACTCGTCATAGATGAGCCTGCCGTCTATCGCCATATCTTCATATCGTGCGAACTCTTCTTGTGACATTCTTTTGAAATCTATCTTTATAGTTGATACCCCCTTTTGTGGAGGGTTGTGGAGGGTTTTCGCTGTTTTTCAAGAACTCTTTCTTTATATATATTTTTTTTATTTTCATATACGAAAGGTTAAGAAACCCCTCAACCTATCCACAACCCTCCACACTTACAGATACTTACACTTGCTCGTCAAGGGTTATACCTGAATAATAATTGCACCCTCTGCCTTTTACTTTCTCAAAGCGTTTTGCAAGCTCCATACCGAACTTTGTTGAACTCATACGATATTCATTGTTCTGCTCAGCCCAGTTAAGATATGCCGCAAAAAGCTGACTTGACTTAACGCTCAGGCCCTTGCCCACAGTACACTTATCCTCAACAAATGCAGAGATAACGTCCATTTCACGGCGGTACTCCCTCACTTCTTCAAGGACGGCACGAGGCATTTTAAGCCCCTCTTTCTGCCACAGCAAACAGCCCTCGACCGCCCAGCGGAATATGCCCGTAAGCTCCGCCGACAGCTTGTATTTCAGCCTGCGGTCTATCTTTTCTTCGGGGATCTGCACAGTGAAGGGTATCATATGAATTCTTCGCCATATGCCCGTATCCGTTCCTCTGATGACAGGCTTATGGTTTGTCGCCATCCAAAGCTTGAACTCAGGCTTGAACTCGAACTCGTCGCCGTAAAGCTTTCTTGCGGTAACAGTATCATCGCCTGTAAGCTGCTTGAGCAGACCCTCGTTGATACGAACGCCCTCGTTAGGCTCAACGCTTGTCACGAGCCTTGCACCTTTGAGCCTTGCAATATCGCTGTTTATGGCGGTGCTCTGATTACTGCGCACCATAATAGTTTCAGGCTGGATATTTGCCGCATAGTCCCCGAAAATATCCCTTATGATATCAATGAAAGTTGACTTGCCGTTTCGTCCTGTTCCGTAAAGAAAGAACGCACATTGCTCGGTGGTCGAGCCTGTCAGGGAATATCCCACAGCTTTCTGAACGTATCTGATAAGGTCTTTATCCCCTCTGAAAATGTCGTCAAGAAAGGCAAGCCAGCGAGGACAGTCGGCGTTCTCTGAATACTCAACGGCTGTCATTTTCGTCAGATATGTCATAGGGTCGTGAGGAGATATGCCGCCGCTTCGCAGGTCGATAACTCCCCCCGGGGTATTGAGAACAGTTTTAAATCTGTCCATTTGAGCAGGCAGAACAGGAACGTGGTGCATGACCTCGCTTAGCATTGCGTTCTTTGATTTGTTAGAACGGCAGGACTTCATATGCTTTTCAAAGGCTTTCGCCATATCCGTTCCCTCGTCTGCGTCAAGCTGAGCGTACACTTTTGCCTCTGCCGCCATACAAGCCACAGCCTTGTCTGCAAGACGTTTAACTGTGCCTGTCATATCGGTACACCACTTTCTGCCGTCATACCAAAGCCAGCGTTTGTCTGTATAACAGTATCTCACCTGCTCGCCAAAAAGGTCAACAAAGCGTTCTGCGTTGCCTGTATCGTCAAATGAATAAAGCCTTGGCTTGGTTTCTTCCTGCTCCACAGCACCCACAGAAATCGGTTCAGAGGGTGACTTGAAGTTAAGAGAAAATCCCCCTGCGAACTTTGGCGAATAGGTCTTGTCGCAATCTGCAATGGCTTTCTGGATCGTGAGTGCGCCATAGGTCGAACCGCTTTGCGCCCTGTCCCACTTTTCACGCATAAGACCTGAGGAACGGAATATCATATCCATTTTCTCTGCGTCACAGTCTGTCCAGAAGGCAAGCATTGAGCAGAACGCCATATCAGCCTCAGATTGAGAGGTATACCCTGCGGTTCTTCCACTGTAGAGCGACACGAACTTTCCGCCGTTCTTTGCACCTGCCGCAGCTTTGATTATCTGGTCTGCGGTGTCAAGTCTGACAGCAGGAACAGCCTTTGCCACAGGCTTGTGACCGCCTCCTATGTACTTTTCGTGCAATGGCTTTATGCTGTCGGAACACTCTGCGATACTCTCATATTCTGAGCAGGAGTTGCCTGTCATAACGAAAAATCTGCCGTCCTCATACATCTCAACTGAGTCTTTGCGTCTGCCACGCTTCGGGAGCGTTCCTCTGCATATGATATGTATGCCCTTGCCCGATTGAGATATCTCGGTATAGCTTTGCAGGGTGGAGATAAATTCAGATATGATGTTGCCGTCCTCTCCCCTCTGGTATGCCTCAAGCTCCTCCTCTTTGCCGTCAATGTCAACACCGAAATAGGGACAGCCACCGAACATAAATCCTATGCCCGAATGTTTTTCTGAGGCTCTCACAGCCGTATCAAAATCGCACCAGGTAGAGGGGTTATTTGACATAGCCCCTCCGCCAGTAAGTGCGTTTATCGGCACTTTTTTTATCTTTCCTCTCTTTTCATCAGGCACAGCGTCCCAGCATATCCAGTTTGGCAGGGCTTTAAGCTCCTGCGGTATTTGTTCGTACATATATCCAACTCCTAACATAAATTTTGAAAAGTCAAAGCCTTTCACTTATCCCCGAAAAACGTTCAAAAAGTTGCATTAAAAATGCAACAATTGCAGAAATGTTGCCAAATTAAAATATAAATCATTTGTTTGCACAAAATATCATCTGCGTTTTTATGCAAAAGCACTATGACTTTTCGCTTTTCTCAGAAATCAGAACGGCACGCCGTCATCTGTAAGCACGTCCTCAAAATCTTCAAGGGAGCCTATGGCGCTGTCAGCCTGCGTATTTGTCTTAGGCGTTGCAAAGCCCGTCTGCTTAGTTGCAAAGCTGTCCGCCTTCGGTGCAGAGGACTTGAACTTATGCTTGCATTCAGGATACTTTGTAGGGCTGACAAAATTAATGCGTTCCTGCGGCTCTCCGTTTTTGTAATTAGGGTTTGATTCGTGCTTGAGGTTGACCCTTATGCACTTGTTCAGCAGGTCGGTGCAGTATGCTTTAAGGCTGTCATACTCCTTGCCGTCAGGGAGCTGAGCCGCCTTGCCCATTGCCATAAGCTGAGCAAAATTGTAGCCCTCCACCTGCATATCGTTCTCGTTAGGTTCATGCTTTTTCCATATGGTGTGGAACAGGCAGGAGTTGCCGTATTTCTGCCCCTGCACGTCATTTCTGATGACCAGCGTGAAGTTAAGACCCACCGAGCCTTTCTTTGTTGTGCGTTCCTCGATAGCGGTTATGATGCACTCGTAATCGCCCTCAGGCTTTAATCTGTTCTGAAATGCCTCTGATTGATTTGACTTAAATCCCATTTTTTATTCCTCCGTTAGTAAATTTACTGCGTCCTCTGCTGATCGGCATATGCCTGCCAATGCTCCGCACTCACGCATTTTTGTTATGAACTTCTTCTGCTCAGGACGAACTCGTCCCGACTTTGTTTTGACTTCGATAAAGACAGCTCTGCCGTCCTTATGCCTTACGCCGAACAGGTCTGAAAAACCTTTCGGCACACCTGTGGTGAAATATCTGCCGTCAACAGTTTTCCCCTCGCCCACGTTCACACGAAAGACAGTACAGTAGGGCGATACCGCACAGCGTATCTCGTTTTGTATCCTGTGTTCCTCTGTCAACCCATAAGCCCCCTTTGCCTTGCCTGATAATATGCCCAGCCTGATTTGTAACCGTGACTTTTCGCATACTGCAAAAGTTCGGGATAGGTATGACAATCGGCAGGACTTGAAAAGTCAAGCTTGAATCCCTCCACCTTTACAAGCCCCACGCTGCTGTCTGTTTCAAGCTTTCTCTCGGCTGAGGGAAACTCATATCCGCAATGAGGACAGCATACTTTCACCCCCGCAGGAGGAGCGGAGAAAGTATAGAAACATTCGGGGCATTGTTTCACCTTGTCGCTCTGCTCCTGCTTTTTATGCTGAGCTTTCGGCTTTTTCTCCAAGCTCCACTGCCTGTCGTCGTCAGGCATACCAAACCTTGCATAGTTGCCAACGTGGTCGATTATGACGGCTCTTTTATTTGGGCGATACCGCATACATCTCATAGCCTGCTGAATGTAAAGAGTAAGGCTCTTGGTGGGTCGCAGGAGTACTGCACACTCGCAGTCAGGAACGTCAAAGCCCTCGGAGATAAGGTCAACGTTGCACAGCACAGTTATATCTCCCCTGCGGAAAGCTCCGATAATGCTGTCACGTTCTGCCTTTGGGGTCGAGCCGTCGATGTGTGCCGCCTTTATGCCGTTTTCATTAAACACCTCTGCCGTTCGCTGAGAATGTCTTACTGACGCACAGTAGCAGACCGCTTTTTTGCCATTTGCTAACTGTTTGTAATACTTTATGACGTCGCCGAAAACAGTATTTTTCACCATAGCTTTCTCTATCTCCGCCGCCATATATTCACCGTGAGAAACGTGAAGCCCTGTAAGGTCGGCAACGTCAGGAGCATAGTAGTCATAAGGTGCAAGACAGTTGTTATCAATAAGCCATTTTGCGGATACGCCAATGATAAGCTTATCGTTCACGTCACCAAGCCCGTCACCATTAAGGCGAACAGGTGTCGCAGTAACGCCCACTCTCGGCACGTCTGAAAAGTATTCGTATATGCGTTTGTAGGACTGAGCAAGGCTGTGATGATTTTCGTCAGTTATGATAAGTGCAGGCCTGGCAAGCTTTTTAAGCCGTCTTGTAATAGTCTGCACCATACCCACCTCGCAGAGTTTCATATCAACGCCCCAGCGAATAAACGTCTTTTTTATCTGCTCCACAAGCTCACGTCTGTGGACGAGAAAAAGCACTCTCTTGCCGTTAAAGGTCGTCCGCCTAGCCATTTCAGCCACAATGCAGGACTTTCCTCCACCGCAGGGCAGGACTATGCAGGGTGCTTTATACCCTGCACGCCAAGCCTGCCTTACCTGCTCCACCAGCTCATTCTGATACGCTCTCAGTTTCATTGGACTTCGCCGCCTTTACCCTTTTCAAAACGCATTTCATGCAAAGCTGTTTGCCGTAATTCTTCATCGAGCCGTCTATTATCTGCTGAACAGTACGCTTGCCGTCTGACATTATCGTCTTTCCACACTCTGAGCAGATATGCTCGTCTGCAAGATGATAGTATGTTCTCAGCGCTTCATCAACAAGTTTCAGATCGTTGCTTATGTACATACTGTCGAACAACCCGATAGGACTTTTGCAGGTGTCAGTGCCGTCCGTCTGAGTGGCGAAAAGATACTTGCCGTCAACCACAACAGTTTTAAGCACAGTTGTGAACATCCCCTCAACAGTTATCTTTTCGTCAAGCAGCTTGCCGATAGTTTTAGCTTTTTGCCTGCCGTCCTCACCTGTATCAAGGTGATTGAGAAAATACACGATAACATCTTCGGGAAGCATTTCAACGCTTCTCACAAGCTCCCAGAAATTCTTTGCAATGTCAGTGAACTTCTGATAGCCCGTTTCCTTTGCACGGCGCATAAACTCGTTCACCATAAGATACTGACTATCGTCAACGGCTATGGACTTTGCCGTCTGAGCTTTCATAAAGCGTTCTATCTCACCGTAATTGTCGGTATGTATCGTTGACTTAAACTGTGTGCGGAACGGAAGCTGTTTTCCGTTCACGTTCACAAGTGCAAGCTCGTCCTCTTTGAAATTTCTCAGGGAAGCAGATTTGCCGCTTCCCGAAAAGCCTAATACAAGTATTGCAAGTCCCATTCTCTTTTCCTCCTTATCTTATGGTCAGTCCCGGTCTGCGGACAACTGCCGCATAGGGTATCTCTCTGCCTGCTTCGATAGCCGCCTTGACAGCCGTCTTGCTTATGTCAGGATCTTTGTATTTCAGCAGGCTGTCATCATTGACCTTTGCCCACTCCACAAAGGCTTTTGGGTCTGTTATCTCGGTGCTTTCCCTGCCCTTTGTAATGCTTATCTTAGCCATAACGCCCTCTATTTTGTTAAGATTGACCCTCTGCATACTGTTCATAAGATAAGCTTTAAGGCTCTCTGCCTGCTTGACCTTCTGCTCACGTCTTGCTTTGAGGACTTTCTCCTCTGCTTCAAGCATTTTCGCCTCGCTGCTCAGCACCTTGACATAAGCCGCAACGTTCTCCGCCTTGTCTGTAAATTCAGCCTCAACGCATTCAAGGGTATCAAACCACACCTTTTCAGCCTCAGCCTTTTCCTCTACCGTAAGCTCGGCATTTTCCGTCATATCCTCAAGGCTGTCAAAAAGCCTCTGAAAATCGTTTGTAAGCTCATAAAGTTTCATTTTTATACCTCCAGTTTTGAATTGATTATATCCGCAAGCTGTCTTGCTTTCTGTGTGAAAAGTCCGTAATTGTCGCTGTCATTATGCTCGTTCACGAAGTCCACGAGCCTTGTTACGCTGTCAACAGCGGTGGAAAGATAAGCCTTGAATATGGCTTTATCGTCCTGCACGGGGGCGGTATCCACCTTCCCCGCAAGCTTTTTCTCATACTCTGCCTTAGTTCTGTCAAGCTCTGCACGAAGCTGTGAAAGCTTGTCCTGCTTATCCTTTTCAGCCCGCTCAGCTTTCTGCAAAAGCTCTCTGCGGTCTTTCAGGCTGTCTTCTTCAAGCTTTGAATATTTTTCCGACCAGTCAAGATCAACACGCCGCATAGCGTCTTTAAGGTTTGCCACCTCTTTACTGTCCGTTTCCACAGCTACCTCGATAGGACGGCTCTCAAGCTCCTTTATCTCGGCTTCAAGCTGCGTTACCTTATTTTTCATTTCAAGCACCTTTTTATCCGCCATAAAGACCTGATGGCTTGCCTCTGCATTTGACTTCATGGCTCTGTCACGCTCGTTCTGCAAAATATCTATTTTTGCTTTGAGCTCCTTGACAGTAGTGCTTTCAAGGTCGATATTTTCGGCAAGCTCTGTTCGCTCTTCATCGGAAAGCTTAGCAAGAAGTGTCAGCTTTTTAACTCCGATTTGTAAACTCGAGTTTACAAAATCCTGCGGTAATTTTTCAGCCACTCTAATGTAATTGTACACATTCATTCTTGAAAAGCCTGTTTCCTGCTCGCAATACTCTCCAAAATCTGAGTACCCAAGCTCCTTATAAAGCCTGCTGTCCCTCATTTCCTTAAAGCCCATACACATATCGTAAAGGCTCTGCTGTGCAAGCTGAGCTGAGGTCTTTATCCTGCGGTCAAGCTCAGCCGCCTTGATATATTCTGCCGATAGTTCGTTCATGCTGTTTTACGCTCCTTTCGTTTCTCAGCGAACACCCTGTCAAGATACCGCTGATACTTCTGTTCAAAGTCCTTTATCTCCTGCGGTTTGTCCTCACCGCCATTTTGTACCACGTTGTTTCTATACCCTCTGCACTGCACGATACCGCCATATTGGCTAACTTCCACAGTATAGTAAGGCTTGTCAGGCTCAGAGGCTTTCCGCAGAAACATTATGCTGAGCTTTCCCATAGCATGGCGTTCTGCATATCCGCCCACACAATGGGAAAGTATCCTGCCCTCATCCTCTATCTCTTTCACACTGTGTGGCTGTCTGATAAGCAAGCCGTCTGCCGAAAATTCAAGGCAGACACGCTCTGCAAGCCTTTTCGTGAAGTTCTGCAAAACAAGCTCGTCATGCTCATAGTTGATGATCTGAGTGAGTCTGTTGTGCATTGTCCAGAAATCGTGTGACAATGCTATCATTGTATCGTGAATGTTATACTCCAGTGTTTCGCACTGCTCCAGATAGTCGCTGTAATCAAGAGGTGTCATTTTCTGCTCGTGTATGTATCGTGCCACCCTTTGCGGTGTAAGACCTGTTATCCTCACAAGACGTTCAAGAGTGCCGTGTTCGTTCTTAAAGACCTTTGCTATATTCAGTAAATCTTCCGGTCTGAGTTTTGGATATTCCTCACGATAGTCAAGATACTGCTCCCACAGCTGTTCACTGCCTTTGAGTGTCTTGAACTCCGTCTTGTTTAGTCCGAGCATTTTCAGCAGGTCATTACTTTTCCAGTTCACACGCTGAGAGAGCAGGAACTTTTCCTGGTATCCCCACCAACCTGTGTATCTCACGCTTGTTACGTCATAGTTCTGTTTCATAAGATACTCAAGATTAGGGTGCTTGCAGTATGCGTGAAGATAACATATAAGCATATTGCCGTGATAATGCTGATGTTGACTGTAACGCATATCCGACTTGTCTATGGCTTTGATGTTCAGCACCGAATAGGAATTATCATAGTTATATCCCATACAGCACTTGCAAAAGACAGGCTCACGGAAGTCATTACGCACCGACCAGTTAATGCCGTTATCACTGCCGTATCTCACAGATCCGTCACGGGCAAACACATAACGCTGACGTTCCACAAGGTCACCCGTTGAGTATCGGTGAAAGCAACGTGCGAAAAGTTCAGCACCCCTTGTGAGGAACACCACATAATTCTTAGCACCTCTGCCTTTCATCTTATCCATAAGCTCTTTATCCACCGCAGGAAAGCAGTAGATAAGAGCCTCTTTTCTTGTCTTTTTCATACTGCTGCCTCAGAAGTCAAGCAAGCTGTCAAGTGACAAGCTGACAGGCGGTTTTGCCGTTTCATTGCTGTCCGAGCCGTCGCCCAGGTCGATAGTCATATTGAAATGAACGTCTGCACCCTTGAAGTAAAAGCTTACAGCTCTGCGGTAGACCTCGATATCCGAAATACTTCCCCCTACACCCTTGACAGCGTTTTCCGCACACTCGGCGAAAGTCCTGTCCGTCTGCAGGACCGCCTGAGCGAACTCCTCGTTCTGCTCACAGAAAATTTTGAGAGCCTCAAGAGTAGGCTTTGCGACCACCTGCGCACGCTTGCCAAGCTTAGCAACGGACAACTCTTGTGACAGCTTGTCCTGAGCTTTCTTTGCGTTAATGTTCATTGCCGTCACCGCCTCTCAGCTCTTCAAGTTTACACCTTGTACTGAATATTTTTCCGTATGCCTCTCCGATATCAAAGGCTCTCTGCTCACATTCTGACATTCCCTCATAGACAGCAAGTATATTTGAGCAAGCTTCATCAGCGGTTTCGTATGCTTGACAAATCTGCTCTTTTGTGCTATCATCAAGGTGTGTTGAATTGATATTTTTCAATATCTCTGAGCTTGTGCTGTTGGCAGACAGTGCAGGCTCGCTTTCTTTTATGTAGCGGGTAAGATATCTGCCGCATGTAAAAAATTTTTTGCTAAGAGGACAGTGTGCACAGTTCTCATCTGCATTAGTGCAAAACTCCACCGCCTTTTCAAACTCCTCTTTCGTTATCATCGCTATCCTCCTCTTTCTCAAAACGTTTCTCCCAGTGCCTATTCGCCACGCTCAGCACAAGATACATCACTACATCTATGCCTGCAATCACAGCTATTGTTATCAGCAGTATTCCTACAATGTTCATTACCACTTTCCTTTCATTTCAACTTCGACCTTGACCACGGGTCTGCCTGCTTCTCTCACAGCCTGCTTTATGCTCTCCTCTGCTTCCTCGTAGGCAGTTTCTTTTACGCTTACATACCACCTGTACGCTACATACATTGTAAGCACCACCAAGAGCACTACCGCTGCGGCACATCTGATTATCTCTAACACGGCTATCATTTTCTCACGTCCTTTCATTTTTACGTCCTGTGTTTTAAGCTATCCACTCAGGGTGCTCAGTTCTTGCCGTTTCGCAAAGCTTATCCCAGAGCGACGGGTCACGCCCGACCATATCCTGCAGCGCTCCTGCAAGCTTACGACCGATACTGTCCGCAGCCGCCTGCCGCTCCTGCTCCGTGCAATCGTCCCAAAGCTTATAGCTTTTGCCACCGTCGAACGAGACGTGCCTTATGACTTTTAAAGGCGGATATTTCGGCATTTTTATCACCTCCTACTCAATTCTATTGGATATCGGGGTTGTACTATGCTAGACAAGCTCCTCGATAACGGCGATATTCTCGCCCTCTGAGCGGTCAACAAGGTCCATAGCCTCGCCTGCCGTCTTTGCCGTGACTGTTACCAGCCTTATGCCACTGAACGTGTCTGTCAGCTTAATTTTGTAGTGTTTCAATTTTGTACCTCCTTGAAAAATCTAACTTTGTGTGGTATAATGTAGAAAATTATACGAAAGGAAGTTTTAATCTTGAATTTTTCCGACAATTATTTAGCTTTCACACAAGCAAGCTATTCTGATTCATTAAAAGCCATTCAAGAGGCAGCTAATCGAATACTTGAGTTGCAGAACGAGCAATTACAAGCCGTAGTCAAAAATGCAATCTATGCTTGACGAAGCAGCTCGGAACATCTTCTCTAATCTTGATATTTCAAAACAACTCTCAGCTTCAATAGGCGTAATGAAGCAAACTATATCACAATTCAGCGATATTATTCCTGACGAAAATTCCTCAACATCGTCTAATAGTGAATCAAACGACGTTTCTAATGTCCAAGATGATATTTGCAACAACATTGAAAATCTTATTTCGGAAGTTCCAATCGACCCCAAAGCAAAAGAAGATATCATATCATCAAATGAAATACGATCTTTAAGAACAACCAACCCTTGGACAAGAGAACAAAAGTTTCAACTCATAACACTGATTTTAAGTATATTAACTTTTCTTTTAAGCATTATCTCTAAATCAAGCGATGATTCAGAAAACGAATACAATACGACTGTAAACATCACCATAAATAATAATTCAGAAAAAGACGAACAGATTAAAGAACTTCACAACATACAAGATAAAATGCAAAATATTCTTGAAACTATTGCCGAATCCGAAAATGAGGAAGAATCCTCTACTGCTGATGATGAATCTCTATCTGAATCTCAGTGATTTCCGTTTCTAAAGATACTATTCTGCAAACATTACTCACAATCATAGACCAGAGTGCTATTGTTATGCTCAAATCAGATATCAAGCTTATGCACGCTGCTATGAAACTTGCAAAGCAAAATGCAATACCTAGATAGTAGGTTAGTTTTTTCAAATTCACTATCCTCGCCCCCCTCTTTAATCACTTGTTGCATTATGCAACTCACTGAGTAAAAAAATATTTGCCGAACTCTCCAGCATCAATGTGGAGCAAGTGTGACAGTTTCTCAGCCTCGTCCAAGTCAAACGGACGAACATTGTTTATTTTCTGATTAGCTGTAGGTTGAGCTATGTTTAAACAATGTGCAACGTCAGCTTGGGTCAGTTCAAGCTCCTTCATTCTACCCTTGATCTTGTTCGTGTTTACCATATGCCAGCCTCCTTTCTTGTTGCATTATGCAACTTACTGCATTATCATAATAGCACATAACTTTTCACTTGTCAATAGCATTTTGCAACTTTTTTTTATTTTTTTCAAAAAAGCTATTGCATTATGCAATTTAATGTGATATAATCATTATAACGAAAGCAGGTGAGCAAGATTTGAATACCATAGAAATTGGAAATAGAATAAAAGCTGCAAGAGAAGAAAAAGGACTTACACAAGAAGAACTTGGTATCCGTCTTGGATTGAATAAATCAACTATCCAAAGATATGAGGCAGGAAAAATTCTCAGAATAAAATTACCTGTTCTTGAATCAATCGCTATTGAGTTGAATGTTAATCCTGAATATCTTGCATTAAAAACTGATGATCCTAGTCCTAAACATTCTTCTCATATTATAGACTCTAACGCAACCATACTCCCGCAAGACAACGTACATATAGTACCTATATATGAGAGCGTGTCGGCTGGGTTTGGTGCTTATGCTGACGATTATGTTGTAGGCTATATGCCGCTTTATATCGTCAGCGAGGAAGAAGCTAAGAATACAATGTGCATTGTCGTTTCGGGGGACAGTATGTATCCGAAGATAGAGAACGGCGATAAGATACAAGTATTAAGGCAGGATTGGGCTGAGGACGGACAGGTAGTTGTTGCCCTTATCGACGGTGAAAACGGCGTTGTGAAGAAAATCAAGTATTCTGATGACAAGATAACCCTTGTATCATTCAATCCCGAATATCAGCCGAGAGAGTTTGTCGGTGCAGAAAGAGACCGCATAAGAATACTCGGCATTGTAAAAACAGTTATAAAATCCTTATAATAAAAAAAATCCCCGTCAGTACCGCAAATACTGACAGGGATAGCACACAGAATTTTCTCCCGCATGATTACAAATACATTATATCACCAATTTAAGACAATGTAAATGATTTCATAAATTGTTTACAAATGTCGATTTATAGGGAGGAAAAAATATGACTTGTCCAAATTGTAAAGGCGAAAACGCACCAGGCGTAGCGGTATGTGAATATTGCGGTCACGAACTACCGCAGCCGCAGAAAATTGATAACCACGTTGAGCATAACAGCAATATCGTTCAGCACATCACATACGTTACAAACGTTCAGCAGGTCGCGCCGCAAGCTCCTGTTGAACAGGTAAGCCCTAAGAGCAAAAGCACAGCTGAAATACTTTGCCTGCTGACCTTTTTAGGCTTGGGCGGTTTGAACAGATTTTATGTAGGCAAAGCTGGCACAGGTTTGCTGTACTTCTTTACTTTCGGAGGTTTCTTTATTGGAGCAATAGTTGATATGATAAATTTGTTTCAGGGAAACTTCACTGACGCTCAGGGCAGAGTGTTAAAATGA